TGAAGATATTACGCAAAAGCTCCAATCAGGTGAAGCCATTGATGGAAAAACACTACTAGCTGCAATTAACTTTGCCGGCAGACAAGCCTATTCACGTGCCCTGGAACATGCTACAGGATTAACTGGGCATTTTGTTGAAGCACGTGTAAAACATGAGCAGCAAGGTCTCCCTTCAGCTATGCGTAATTACCTTGCTAAATCAAAAGCAACAAGCAGCCCAGATGTGGCAGATAATCCTGTTGTTAGGGAACATATGGCAATGATTTCTGAAAAGATTGCTGCCAAGTATCCTGATGCAACGGATGATGAAATTGCTTCTCTGACACAGGAATACTTCACTGAAATGGCGAAAGCCGTTAATCGCAAAGCTTTCCAGAAACAAACTGGACCACAAGACAATAGACAGCGTGGGAAAGATGAAGTAGTTGTAGAAGATTGGTCTGCTTACTTGCAAAACTCTCCAGATGGGCAAGAAGATGGCCAGTCAGTGCAGCAAACGCAACAGCAACAAAAAGCAGCATAGCCTCTTAACAGAAGTAAAGATAGAAGGAGAAGTGTAACAAATGGGCTTTTATACGTCAGTTTTCAACACAACTGTCAACCCAACTCAACTTAATAAGCGTTCTTTTGCCGCAACAATGCTTCGTCTTTTTCCTGATGGTTCCTTTCCAATCTTTGGTTTAACTTCTCAAACAGGTAAAGCACGGGCTCTTTCCTCAACTCATGGATACTTTACTAAGACTTTAACATTTGGAAGTGTTCAAATCAATCAAGCTGCTGGTTCCCCAACTGGTTATTCTCCTGTTGATACAGTTCTTGTTGTTGATTCAAGTGTTGGAATGCTTCCAAACGTAGTCTTATATAATCCAACAACTAGAGAAAATATGCGTATTATCACAGTTGATTCTGCTACGCAAATAACAGTTACAAGAGCCTTTGGTCGTGTTGCTCCTGTTGCAATCTTTGATAACCAAGTCCTTATTGCTGTTGGATCAGCTTATGCTGAAGGTTCTCCTCGTCCTACTGCTCGTGGTATGACAGTTGTTCACGTTCCTAATTTTACTCAAATCTTCCGTGATGCTTGGGCATTAACTGATACAGCTCGTGCAAGTGCTATTGAGCTTGGCTTTACAAACATTTCTGAATCTCGTCTTGATTGTTCAACTTTACATAGTGTTGACATTGAAGCAGCAATTCTCTTTGGACAAGCTAAAATGGATACAACTGGCGCCCAACCCTTACATGCTACGCAAGGTGTCATTGATGCTGTAACTCAATATGCTCCAGGTAATATATTTACTGCTGCTGCAACCACAACCATGACTCAGCTTATTGATATGCTTGAAGAAGCTTGGAGATTTTCTCACAATATGGGTGATGCAAAAACCCGTCTTGCTTTCTGTGGCTCAAAGGCAATGAAAGTATTTAATGAAATTGCACGTCTTAACGGAACAATTCAACTTCTTCCTGATCAATCAGGTTTTGGTTTTGCATTTCAACGCTTTAAGTTCTATAAAGGAAATCTTATCCTAATGGAGCACCCAATTCTAAATGGTCTTACTGGAATGGATGATCTTACAGTTGGTATTGATATGCCTTCTCTTAAACTTGCATACTTAGAAGGCAGAGATACAAAAGCTGAAGAATTTGGTGGAACTGGTCGAAACAATGCAAATGGTGTTGATTCAAATGGTGGTTCTTTTACTACTGAATTTGCAACAGAACTCATGAATCCAAATGGTTGTTTTGTAATTTATGATCTTACTGCCGGCGCAGCAGGATAACCTGACCTAATAACATAAGAATACAGAGAATCTAATATGTCACAAAATGCCGGCCAAACTATTCTTAGCTTCAAAGAAAGAATAGCAAAAGCCAAGCAAGAAGCCGAAGAGAAAGCTAAGCAATTGGCTAATCCTTCGGCTTCTTCTGAACTTTCTGCATCTGCTTTTGATAAAAGTGAGTTTGGTTCTGATAAAACTATCTATTTTCATTCTTCAATTGATGCTTTTCATTTCCTTGTTTGTCCAGGTAAAAAAGCCTTCTTTAAGGATCATTTTTTCATTACTGAAGACCCAGTTGAAATTGAAACTGTTCGTAGAGATTATGTTTCTAAGAAATCAGGACATGTTCGTGTCACTGAAGTTACAGCCTATGCTTATCAAGCAGCTAGAATGATTCAGCCAGAGATTCTTCCACTTCCTTTACAGGATGAAAGTCTTACACTAACACAGCAAGAAGATAAGTTAGATAACTCTTAAACCTTAAATCTTAAGCAGTATTTGAACCTTAGTAGATAGGAAGAACAATGAACTTTGGTGAAATGATTGCAATAGTTGCATCAAAGACAAAACGTCCTGATAAGTTGTCTGATATTAAGACAGCTGTCAATGCAGCTATTGCATTCTTTTCTACTGCTAATTTTCCACATGACAGAGTTGATCTAGATCTTACTATTTCAAGTTCTGAATACACGCAGTCTTTTGACATAACTGTGTCTCCCTTTACAAGATTTAAGAAAATAGATTATATACGGCCGGCCGGTTATCATAAGTATCTAGATTGGCGTGATCCTAAGAAGGTTTTTCAAGAAGGTAGAGAATGTCTTGATGTTTGGCATCGTTCTGGTAATAATATAGTCTTTAAAATATCACGTTTGCAGTCAACTTTGAAGGTTGGGTATTTTCAATATCATGCAGTTATAACAGCAGATGCCACAACAGACTGGATTCTTGATGAAATGGCAACAGCAGTTGAAGATTTTGCTCGTTCTCGCATTCTTGAAGATATTGGTGAAACAACTGAGTCAGCTCGTTATTTTGCTCGTGCTCTTTTGTTCTGGGAAATATTTAAGGGACAAACTGTTGAAGTAAGTGGATAGAAAATAAAAAGTGCATCTAAGACCATCTTTTACTGTTAAAAGAAATATTGCATATCTTACTAAACTTATAGCAGATACATTGTATGAAGCTTTAGGAGCAGTTGCAACACACGTAGCTTTATCTGATCCGCATTCTCAATATCAAAAAGAGTCTGAAAAAGGAGCTATTAATGGGTATGCTTCTCTTGATGGTGGTGGAAAAATTCCTGATACTGAAATTCCTTCTGGAATAGCAAGAGATTCTGAAATTTCTGCAGCAATATCTACACATGAAGCAGCTTCTGATCCACATCCTGTTTATCTAACTTCTACTGAAGGTAATGCTTTATATGATGGACTAGGATTTGCTAATTCAGCATATCTTGCAGCCGTAGCTGATCTTGCAACTCACGTTGCTGCTTCTGATCCACATCCAGGTTATTTAACACCAGCTGAAGGTAATGCAGCTTATTCTGCTTTAGCACATACACATCTTCTTACAGGAATTACAGATGTAACAATAACTGTTGCAAACCTAAATTCTCTTGATGATGGTGTTGATTCTGTATTGCATTTTCATGACTCTGATAGAGCACGTGGAAATCATACAGGGACTCAATTATTAACAACACTTAGTGATGTCTCAATTTCTGCTGCAAATCTTAATAGTCTTGATGATGGAGTAAATTCAACTTTACATTTTCATAATTCAGATCGTGATCGTGGTAATCATATTGGATCACAACTTCTTGCTACAATAAGTAATGTAAGCATAACAGCAGAAAATCTTAATGCTTTAGATGATTTAGTAACTACTGGTTTACATTTTCATGATTCTGACAGAGCAAGAGCAAATCACACAGGAACACAACCTGCTTCAACAATTACTGATAAAGTTGCTGTTGCTAATGTTAACACAACAGCAGTTGGCAATGTTGGAACTGGCGAAGATAACCTTATAACCTATTCACTTTCTGCAAATTCTCTTGATGCTGCTGGAAAAGGTATTAGAATTACTGCTTGGGGAACTAAGGCTAATAATGGTAATGCTAAAACTGTTAAGATCTATTTTGGTTCTACAGCAATGGCAACACTTGCATTGGCTACAGGTATTGCCGGCCAGTGGTCAGCACAAGCTGTTATCTTTTCAACTGGAGTAGACACGCAAACTTATAATGCAACACTTCAAGAACATAATACTGCGTTTTCAAATTCTATTCTTATAGATCATGGTGTATCAACTTCTGCACAAGATGATGGTGCAGCAATTACTATTAAATGTACTGGAACTGGAACAAGTAATAATGATATTGTTCAAACAGGACTACTTGTTGAATACCTAAAATAAGAAAGAAAATGATGA